CGGAAGGATGCGGGGTGCAGAATGGTCTGCACCAGTATGTGGCCTCGCCGGATGGGAAGTTGGTTCCGCCTTCGGTCTGGGCACTAATGTGCGCGGTGTACGGGATGGAACGGTATCCGTGGAGGGAGAGGAGGAGGGAGGAATCTGATTAATGATCACAGAAGGTAACGAAGGAAACGAAGGGGGGAAGGGGTAAAAACCCGTTCTTGACTAATAATGTCTTATTTGGTATAAGGAAGCACAATAAGAAAAGGCAACAGGCCGCCGGCCAGCGGACTGATCCCAGAGAAAAGCGGAGCAGGTGGGCGCTCACCCCTAACCTCGCTCCGCTTTTCTTTTGCCGAGATGATGAAGGAGATAGCCGGCGTGAAGCCGGCTCTACCGAGGCGGGACCGGCGCGTTCGGAGAACGCGCCCCACCTTTTGAAATTTCTTAATATTAAGACAGGGAGACCGGATGGATACTGTACGACCTGCCAATTCTCTTGCGGAGTTCGTGACGCAACGTTACGAGCAGTGGAAGCAGAACCGGTCCGTGCTGCAGGAGAAGTGGACTCGGAACTGGAATGCCTATCGCGCTATTTCCGAAGGGAAATGGAAGGCCAAGGAAGGGGAAGGCTGGCGAAGTAATTCCTTCATCAACTACACGAAACAGAAGATCACCTCCGGATTCGCCCTGGTCGCCGATATGATGCTGATGGGCGGGAAGATACCCTTCATGCTGAAACCCTCTCCCTGGGACGAGGTCCAGATGGAGGATATGGTCGAAGAGGAACAGAAGACCATCCGGGAATCCATCGACGATATGGATCACCTGATCGAACAGCAGTTGATCGACTGTGCCGCCGATCGAAAATTGCTCAAAAACATTCTTTCTTGCGCCCTGTTCGGAGAGACGATCGCCAAGTGGGTGGTCCATGATGTCGTGCGGCGCGGGTATCGCCGGGCCACGCTTCCTTTATCCGGAGGGATTACGGATGTCTCCCGGTTGCCGCCGGCTATGACGGTCTTTGAGTCTTTTGCGGAATCGCATAATGCCCCGGCCTGGGATTATGTGTCGGTGTGGGATATCTTCCGGGACCTGGAAACGGACGATTTACAGGCCGGCGCCGGGGTGTTGCATCGTCAGTTGGTTTCCCCCCATTGGTTGAAATCCCGCCGGGACCGGCCTTATTTCATCAATTCGGCGATCGACAAGGTCCTGGCCGAAATCGGGAAGAACACCTCCGGTGAGCAGGGGTCGAATTGCCCGGAAAAAGACGTGGCAACCTTGCCGCCCTCCTTACGCAACGTGAAGTTCCGGCAGAATACGATTTTATACCTGGAACTATGGGGCCTGGCGCCGCGGGATAAGGTGGAGGAATTCGAGAAAGAAATGGGGTTTGATGCCGATATTCCGGCGGTGGGTATCGATCCGGAATCAGAATCGGAGTCCGATGAGATTGAGTGCATGACGTGCGTGGCCGCCGGCGAGATCGTGCGTTATGTGAGGACCACAGCCGAAGAACGGCCCTTTGCGCGGAGCGTGTGGGAGGATTGCCTGGATGAAATCGGCGGGACCGGGGTGGCGGATAACGCGGAGAATATGCAGTTCGTCCTGAATGGGGCGATGCGGGCCTTCGAGGATAACAAGAAACTTTCGGCCAATGTGCAGGGATTTGTTAAACGGCGGTATCTGGATTCCGATATGAAGGAAGTCCGCCCTGGCATGCTGCATGATCTTTCCGAGGAATGCGATGATGCCCATAAAGCTTATGCCCCGATGGTGGTTCCGGATGTGGGGGAGTCGCTTCTTTCCCTGATTGCGCTGGCGGAGAAGTACCTGGATATGGAAACGATGATCCCGAAGATCACGCAGGGGATCGACACGACCCAGGGCAAGGAAACGGCCTATGAGATCAGTCAGCAGGTGGAGAAGGCCGGGAAGTACATCGGCGCTATTATTCGCAATCAGGATGAAGGGTTGATCGAGCCGATGATTGAACGGTTTTATGACTACAACATGGCCGACCCGAATGTGACCAAAGGCAAGGGGAATTACATCGTCAAGGCGACGGGCTTCAACAGTTTCCAGGATCGGTTACAGCGGGTTAAGAATCTACAACAGTTCCTGGCGCTCATTATGCAGAATCCGAAGTTACAGGAGGATGCGAAGTTTAAACGGATCATGGAGGATATCGGCAAGGCGCTGGACGTGGATCCGGATGAGTATTTCAAGAGCGAACAGGAGAAGGCGGCGGAAACAGAACTTCAGAGGTCAGGGATCAGCGGTCAGAGTGTAGGGGGAATGGAAGGACCCGGACCGGCGTTGCCTCCGCCGGAGACGGAGTTGGATCAGGCGCAGAAGGCGGCGGAGATCGCCAAGACCCAGGCGGAGACGGCGGCCAAGGCCACGGAGAGCCGGATCAAGGAAGAGAAGATGGTGCTGGAACGGGCCAAGGCGGTGCATGAGATGGAACGGGCCCCGGCGGCGCCGATTACGGCGTAGGGGAATTGGGAGAAGAAGAGATTACAGAAGGTAACGAAGGGCGCGAAGGGGGATGATTAACCACGGATAAACACGGATGGACGCGGATAAAACCGGGTATAGCGTAGGAAATTAAGAGAAGATTGGACCACGGATAAACACGGATGGACACGGATGACGAAAAGAGGGGCTTGACAGATTTTCGGAAATGTGGTATAAGTGTGCCGTTCAAAGAATAAATATCTTTTTGTGTAAAACGATGAGTACATTTTAACATCCATTGAACGGCAACCGGTCCGGGCCTCATGAACCCGGACAGGCATGCTGGAAAAGGGCGGCTTGTTGGAGCCAACACTCCTACGGCCGCCCTTTTTCTTTGCCGTGATTTTGAAAATAGCCGGCGGGAAGAAGGCCGGGGTCAACGCCCCCGGCTACAGAGGGGAAGAAGGCCGGGGTCAACGCCCCCGGCTACAGAGGGGAAGAAGGCCGGGGTCAGCGACCCCGGCTACAGAGGGAAGATGAGGACCGGATGAGTCTCTTAGGTTTTCTGAAACAGAGTGATGAGATTGTGCAAGTCTCGAAACTGGCCGGGTATGGGCCCGGGGCCGCGTTGTTGAAGGCGGTGAACGGAGAACGGGACCGGGTGCGGCGGGAAAACGAGGAACACCCGCGCATGGATGACGGGGATATTACGCGGGATTTCCGGTTTAAGGCGGGGATGATTTTTGCATTCGGCAAGATTCTTGAGCTTCCCGGAGAAGCGCAGGAAATGATTGATCGGTTGGAGTCCAACAACAAGGAGGCAAAACGATGAAGAAATTTATCACGGCGTCGATTCTCGGAATCCTGATAGCGGCATCCCAAGTCCTGGCCGGCGATATGCCCGGCAATTACAACTTCCGCGGCGAGGTCAATTATGACAGCGGGTGCATCTGGTCGATCGGGGGTACGAAGGTGACGGGAACGGCGGCAACCTTCAATAAACTGACCACGGCTTGCGCTACTTTAATGACGAATGGCACGTTGACGCTGACCCGGCAGGGAGTGGGGGGCGCGACGAACGTGTCCGCTACGGTGGCGATTACCCCGCAGGCACCCGGCGCACAAACACCGACGATCACCGTGACGGCCCAGCGACCTGGGGCACAGACACCCACGATTACGGTGACCCCGCAGGCACCCGGTCCGGTGACGCCCACGATTACAGTGACCCCGCAAGCGCCCGGCGCGGTGACGCCCACGATTACAGTGACGCCTGTGCTGGAGACCAATACGTGGATATATCTTGATGGCTCATCGAATGTGGTGACCAACACGATTATCTATGTTGCGAGCGTTTCGGCCACCTGTTCAGCCTTGCCTGATTTTGCCACGAACGCGACGGCCACTTGTTCAGCCTTGCCTGATTTTGCCACGAACGCGACGGCCACTTGTTCGGCCTTACTTGACTATCCGACCAACGCGACGGCCACTTGCTCGGCGCTTCCGAATTTTGCGACCAATGCCACAGGGGTGGTATCGGTCACGGTTGAGCGCGAGGCAGTGGGCGCGTTGACGAATGTGGTCCTGACGATCCAAAGGACGCCTTAAGGGGATTAGGAGAGCCGCTCATCCCGCTTCGCCTGGGAGGCTACGCGGGACAAGTAGAGCGGTTGGCACAGAAGAAAAGATAAAGGAGAAACACAATGCCAGACGACAACATGGAAGTCGCGGAGCAGGTGGAAAGCAATCCTGATTTTGACAAGGGATTTGCGGCCCAGGTGAAAGAGGATAAGCCGAAAGAAATAGACGATCCGATTCCCGCCGGAGATGGACCGGCGCCGGATAAGCCGAAAGAGGGTGCGGCCGCTGCGGCCGCTGATAAAGCCGGCCAGGAAGAAGGCGGGGCGGCTGGAGCCGGAAAGGACGAAAAGACCGGCCAGAAACAAGGCGCGGATCAGGAACCTTCGGCTATGGATAAACTGGAGGCCCTGGCCAAGGAGACGGCGGGCTCCGAGAAGGGCGTTGAAAAGGAACCTGGGGCGGAAGGCCAAGGGGCTGGTGAAAAACCGGCGAAAGTGGCAGATCAAAAGCCGAAGGCCGATGCGGAACAAGGAACGGATTTGTTCCAGGACGTGCCCGGCCTGGGGGATGTTAAGATCAAGGTGGACGGCGTCGATGTGCCGATGAAAGAGTTTGCGGCGCAGTATCCGGAAGTGGCCCAGGCATCCCTGGCGATCGGAAAAGCGGTTGGCAAGACGATGGCCGGGGAATTGATCAAGGACATGGTCAAGGCCGGTCAGATCCTCACCGGCGATGCCGTCAAGGGTTTGCAGGCGCAGGTGGCCAATATGGAGTTCTGGCAGGGAGTGACCGAGAAACATCCCGATGCCAGGACCATAGCGGCCAGTAAGGAATTCTGGGATTGGATGAACAAACAGTCACCGGGCATTCAGGTATTGAGAACGTCGTTGAACGTTGAGAATGGGGTGGCGGTGATGGACGCCTACAAGGAGTCGGCGGCCAAGGCGGCCAAGTCCGGCGCGGATAAAGAAGCGACGGCGGCGAAGAACGCCAAGGACAATTTGCACAAGGAAACCTTGCGGGAAAAGAAAACGGCGGAAGAAGGAGGCAAGGGCAAGGATGACGATTTCGATTCTGGGTTCAACGCGGCGGCCCGTTAAGCATACCTGGACGAGTGATTTTACTGGCCAGACGATACGGGCGGAAGACGGAAAGGAGGTTCGATGCCCCACGGTCGGTTGCGGCCGGCTGATCTGCAAGATGCAGATGACGGCCGGCTGGATAGAATTTCGGTGTTCCCGGTGCAAGACGCTGCATAAAATTGTGCTGGTGAACGGACGGTGAAGTAACAACAGAGAATCACGCCTGAAGGCCCCCTGAGCCTCCGTGCAAGATTCGCCTGCGGCGCGGTGTCGCGGGGAATAAACACGAAGGAGGTTCAGCATGGGTACTCAAGTCAACATTTACGGCGACATCAGCCCCCGGACGGCTGGGTTCGCCACCGCCAAACTTCTGGAACGCGGTCAACACCTTCTGGTGCTGGAGCGTTTCGGACAGGTCGATCCGCAAGGCAAGAACAAGACCAAGACCCGGAAATACCGGCGTTACCTTTCGCTCCCGCGGGCCACGGCGCCCCTGGCGGAAGGCATCACCCCGGCCGGCCAGCGGCTCAACTACACCGATGTGTCGGTGACGCTGGAACAGTACGGGGATCTGATCTGGCTCTCCGATGTGATCCTGGACACGCACGAGGATAAGGTGCTCGACGAGAGCATGAAGATCAGTTCCGAGCAGATGGCGGAAACGGTGGAAGTGATCCGGTTCAATGCCATCAAAGCCGGGACGAACGTCTATTACCCGGCCAGCGCGACCACGCGGGCCACGGTCAATTCGCCCATCACGCGGTCCGTGTTGCGGCTGGTGGTGCGGTCGTTCTCGCGCAATAAGGCCCGGAAGATCAGCGAAATCATTAAGGCTTCCGCCAAGATATCAACCGAGCCGGTTGAGGCGGGGTTCTTCGCGGTATGCCATACCGACCTGGATTCGGATATCCGGGCCCTGACGGGGTTCATTCCGGTGAAGGAATACTCGGAATCCGGCAAAGCGCTTCCCGGTGAAATCGGGGCCTGCGAGCAGGTCCGATTCATCACCACGGCGCTGATTGAGCCCTGGCTGGCGGCGGCCACGAGTTCCAGCGGATCGACCTACCTGACCAACGGCAGTTCCGGCACCGGTTATCCGGATGTGTATCCGATCCTGGTGTTTGCCCGCGATGCCTACGCCATTGTGCCCCTGCAGGGCGGCAATGCCGTGGAAATCGGCGTGGTGAATCCGAAAAAATCGACGGATGACCCCCTGGGTCAGAAGGGGCTTGTGTCCTGGAAGACCTACCAGGCGGCGGTGATCCTGAACCAGCTCTGGATGGCGCGGATCGAAGTGGCCTGCACGGCGACGCCGGCCTGAGGATAGAGATCAGAGGGACAGAGATCAGAGGGACAGAGGGGAAGAGAATCGGAAATTTAAAGAAGGAGACAGGCTATGTGTAAAATTGTTTCAGGAGTTTTTAACGGCACCGGCGCCACGCTCTATCTATGCATCGGGTTCATCCCGGACAAGGTGATCCTGCGGAACTGCGAGGCGACCACTTGCCTGGTGGCCAAGTGGAGCAAGAACTCGCGCAGTGCGGAACAGATCGCGGGTGTCCTGGAAACGCAGGGCGTTTCCTCGGCGTTGGCGGTCGGAGCGGGGATTGCCCCGTATCGCGGCGGGGATGAACTGACGGCGGCCATCCAGACCAGTTCGAGTTATGGCGAAGGCGTCTATCTCGGGTTCGACAAGAAAGACTACCGGGGTATCGACATCGCCTCCGGCGGGTCGGTGATCGACAAATGGACGCTGGACACGGCGGGCAACCGGACCGGGCATTTCAATGAGGACGTGGTCGGCACGTACATCGGCGAAGGCTCGGTCATCGTGATCGACGGCAAGGAATACGTCATCGAGGCAGTAACGGCTGGACAGGGCGAAGCGGCTGACGAAGTGACCCTGAATGAAGCGGCGCCTTCCGGGAATATCGACCGGATTAGCGGGATGTATGACCTTTCGCCCCTGGCGCTGGGCGGCCTGACTCCGGCGGGGTTCTCGGTCAAGAGCAATACCCTGAACGGCAACGGCGAGCTCATGATGTTCGAGGCGTTCTTGTACGACAACTAAACCATTCCGGGCCCTTTGAAGAGGGGAAGGATGGATGCGTGGAGGATGGAAAATAAGGCTGACGGCTGATGAACTGAAGACTGCGGGTGAATGCCCGCGGTCTTCAGGCGTCGCTGGCCGGTCACTATGAGGAGGGCAGACACGATGGCCAAGAGTTCTATTAAGAACCCAGAGCAACAGGATGGACCGGCGGCCGGTCCGAGTGCGGCTGTTCAAGAACCCGGCGCACGGAGGAAGGAAAAGTTCTTCCGAATCAAACCTCACGCCAAGAGCCGGCCGGATGACGATGAAAACGTGGTGGTCTCCGTCAACGGCGAAATCCTGGTCATGGAACGCACAAAAGAGTGCGTGATCCCGGAACGCTTCGTGGTGGCCCTGCAGAATGCCCGGAGCCCCGTCTTCAAGCAGATGCCCGGGGAAAGCCGGAAGATTGAAGGGGAAATTATGACCTTCCCATTCGATATTCTCAGCGAGGGCACGGAAGAGGAATATCTCACCATGAAACGGACCGGCACGGCCCAGACCAAGGATGTGATCAGCAAAATGGGGTTGAAGGACAGGTAGGCTGATTGGAAAGTCGAAGGTCGAAGGGTGAAGGTCGAAGGTGGGGGGTGGAAGAGGGCGAAGGTCCTTGAGCCCAGACTGGAAAGAAGCCATGTTGAACCGTTACAGCGATCTTTATCCCTATCTGACGCCGGAACTGCCGGGATGTCCGAACCCCGTTATCCTGCAGGCGCTTCAAAAGGCCGGCCGCGTGTTCTGCCTGGACACCGAAGTCTGGCGGGAGCAGTTGGCGCCCATCAACCTGGTCGATGAACAAGTGCGGTATGTGATCAATCCGAGTTGGGAAGCCGAAGTTAAACGGATCCGGGATTTACGGATCAATACGGCGGAAGGTATTTCCAACGGCGACAAAGGCGACCCGGTTTCTGCCGCCCTGTTCGATTTCTATCCGGCCGGCGGCAAGACCGAGTTGGGGGTGAGCTTCTCCGATAATACCGTGATTCTCGATGATTCCCTGGAACCTGCGGAGAATGTCACCGGTGGACTGGAAGTAAGCATTATCCTCGTTCCTTATCTCAATTCCGACAATATCGACCCGGTATTTCTCAATTCCTGGGTGGAAGCCATTATCGGGAGGGCGATGTCCGACCTGATGTCCATGACCGGCAAGAAATGGATGAATCCGGGCCGGGCGGGGTACTACGAAGTGCAATACCAGAAGGCGCGGGGTCGGGCGAAGATTGAGAAGATTCGAGGGAATACGCAGAAGAGCACAGATATGGAAGCGTGACCACGGATGAACACGGATGGACACGGATAGGGGACGAAGGAACGGAAAGATATTATTTACAGAAGGTAACGAAGGAAACGAAGGAAGATGGCATTTACAGGATCAGATGTGATTACGCTGGTTCGGGCGTTGATCAACGATTTTGATTCAACGACGTGGACGGATGCCGTCTGTCTGCCGTTCATCAGCGAAGGCATTCGGGATATGCACACAAACCACCCGGAGGTCCGCCTTAAGACGGACGGCACCTTGCGAGATTATGCCGATTTGGCGGCGGTCGGGAATGCAGTGGATTTGGATGATCAGTACAAAACCGCTTTGGCGGAGTGGCTTTGCTTTCGATACTTCAGCGGGGATGCCGGAGATACCCGCGATGCCGGGCGGGCGACGGTCCACCTCGGACTCTATGATAAGTTCTTTCTGCCGCCTGGGATGAAATAACCATGGCCTACGAACAAGAAAAGAAATTCCTCGCCGAAGAAGCCGCTACCCGAGTTTCCTACCTTTGCAATACCCGGACCGGCGCCAAGACGCTGGTCCGGCGCTGGACGACAACCCGCAAAGAGCTGATGGCGAGCAGCCAGACCTACATCGAGACCATCAAGACGGTGACGAATCCCCAGGCTGATACGAAGGTGTATCCCGGCGTCTGGCGGGTGATTGCCAATCAGGGCCCGGAAAAGAAGACCGATCCGAATGTGCAGGGTGTTACCCAGACGTTATTCCAGGGCGGCACGGTGGATGAAGTCAAGTGGAGTTCCAGCGAAAGCACGTTGGATGACGGGTACAGCTATTTCTACCACAACCTATCCAATCCGATCCAGGCGGCCACGCCGGTGCAAGGGCAGGTGACGGAAGCCAAGAACACGCTCAATCCCGAGACGGGTTATTACGATGCCGATGCGGTGATCGTGAATTCCCATCCCTATCAGTGGGCGACCCATGTGGCGGAGAACGCATTGGGGACGGGTGATGTCTTGGGATACAAGAATTTCAGGACCCGGCCGCAGGCCCCGGCCAGCACTGTGCAGGGCACGATTTATGATGCCCGGTCAACCTTGAATCGGGATGGGAGTTATGACGGCGAAGTGGGGTATGAGACCAGCAGAGAAAAGGTAAAGGCGGGGACAGTCTCGGAAACCGCCCTGGCTGTTGGGTATGAAGTGGCTTATCAGAATTCCAGGACAATCCCGGTGACACCCGCTGGGACCGTGCAGGGCGTGGTTTATGACGCCAAGTCCACAGTTAATAAGGATGACACTTATACGGGTGGGGTGGGATATGAGGCCAGCAAGGAACGGATGCTACCCGCAACGGTGACGGAGACGGCGCTTTCATCGAACTACGATATTTCCTATCTCAACTATCGGACCCGGCCGGTGGCGCCCGCGGGGACCATCCAGGGGATCCTTTACGATGCCAAAAGCACCTTGAATAAGGACGATACGTACACTGGCGGGGTGGGGTATGAGGCCAGCAAACCCAGGATGCTGGACGGGATAGTCTCTGAAACGGCCCTGGCGGTGGGGTACGAGGCGGCCTACGTCAACTACCGGACCCGTCCGGCGGTGCCTGCTGGCACCGTGCAGGGCGTGATCTACGATGCCAAGAGCACGGTCAATAAGGATGACACCTACGCGGGTGGAGTTGGGTATGAAGCCAGCAAGGAGAAGGTGAAGGCGGGGACGGTCTCGGAAACGGCCTTGGCTGTTGGGTATGAAGTGGCCTATCAGAATTCCAGGACAATTCCTGTGACTCCGGCCGGGACCGTGCAGGGGTTGGTCTATGACGCCAAGAGCACGGTCAATAAGGACGATACTTATACCGGCGGGGTGGGGTATGAGGCGAGCAAGGAGAAGATTAAGGCGGGGACGGTCTCGGATTCGGCTTTAGCGGTGGGATATGAAGTGGCCTATCAGAATTCGAGGACTGTGCCGGTGGTGCCGGCGGAGACGATTCAAGGGTTGGTTTATGATGCAAAGTCCACGGTCAACAAGGACGATACCTATACGGGTGGGGTTGGATATGAGGCCAGCAAACCCAGGATGCTGGACGGGATAGTCTCGGAGACGGCCCTGGCCGTTGGGTATGAGGCGGCCTACGTCAACTACCGGACCCGTCCGGCGGTGCCTGCTGTGACTGTGCAGGGCGTGATCTACGATGCTAAGAGCACGGTCAATAAGGACGATACGTACACGGGTGGCGTGGGGTATGAGGCAAGCAAGGAACGGATTATAGCCTCGCAGGTATCCAACAGCGCATTCTCGGCGGGTTATGAAGTGGCGTATCAGAATTCTCGGACCATGCCGGTTGTTCCGGCGGGGACGGTGCAGGGTGTGATCTACGACGCCAAGTCCACGTTGAATAAGGATGACACTTATACGGGCGAAGTGGGGTATCAGTATTCCAAGCCGGCGGAATTGTATCTGACCTGGCAATCGGCGGATGGGTTGAGGGGGTTGCGGCGATATATCAACTGGCCGGACGTTCCTTCGACGATCGCGGCGTTGACGGCCTACACGGATAACAGTGTGGATGGTTCGTATTCCCCTAACGGCACGTTTCAAATTTCGGTTCATGTCAATCCCCTGAGTTCCGAGGCCGGTGCGGGTGCGATTATCGGGACGTTGGATGATGTCATTCTTAAACGTCATCAGTATCGCGGTGACTTTACAGAATATCGAGAAATGACAATCACACAATCCATTCGGATGACGACTTCGCGGGCCTTGGCGGCCGCATTTATCAGTAACAGTATGGATAAATCGGAAATCGTAAAAAGCGGTAATACCTATGTGGCGATTCGGTACACATGCACTTTTGGGGCTTGGACAGATATTAGTTTGGAACCGAATATTACTTAATCATGAGTAACGAAGAAACCATATTAGCCGAGTTGGCATCCTTGCGGTCAGAAGTGGCGGAATTGAAACGCAGTATTACCGTTTCCGATATGTTGGAGCAAGGGGGTTCGCGGTTGAGTTCGCCGGACTGGTTTGACGCGGGGGCGGGCAGTTTCAACTTAGACAGGTTGGATTTCTGGTATAAAATAACCAGTCGGGTCGAGCGGACGGTGGATATTAATGGGGGGTATTTCAAGCATGCGTTGGCCAGGTATTCGGTGG